CTTGTAAAATTAGTGCTCAATAATGACAAGATGTCCTCGTACCTGGATAATCTAAGTGTAGGTAGAAAAGCAACACCACACTCATGGTTATATGAGAATGAGGATAGCAAAACTACTCTAGAAAGGTGGATTCCAATTATGGAGAAAGCTAATCTAAGAGAAACTCCGTTCGGCGAGGAGTTTAACCAATTTGACAGAAAGCAACTGTCGAAATTCGGACCTCAGGGGGAGGTTCCGCCGATTGAATCACAAGAGGCACAAGAGGTGATCGCACCGTTGTTCGATTCTTCTCCTTACGACAACGAACTTGCACTCGAGCAGTATTTTCCGAAAGCAAAACAATTTGCAAAAGAACTGTTTGGAAGCAGGCTTATGACTCACCGCCCTCTCAGCTTCGAATCAGTAGTAGATAATATGCATGATCGCGACACATTGTCTACTAACTCAGGATTTCCGAACTTTATCCGTCGATCACTGGTTAAAGACAAAGAAATTCAGTACGCCAAAACTGGAGAGGCGTTCGATTTCCCAGCAATTATACTGTTCCGTCAGTATAACGGAAAACTGAGACCCGTGTGGATGTATCCTATGTCCATGAACCTCATTGAACTACGTTATGAACAGCCTTTAAAACAGGCTATACGTACTTCACCAACGGAGTGGGTTCGTGAGTACGTGTCACCCTGGGCAGGATACAATGACGTCAAACTAACGTTAACCAAACAGTGGCCACACGCTGCTCCAATAGTTGGTGGAGACACCACTAAAATGGATGCTCATATGCGAAAAGCGCAAATGCGCCTATTCTATGAGATCATCAAGTGGTACTTTCAGAAATCATACTGGGAGGAGTTGTATCGCGCTGTAATGCGTACGAACGAGATACCGCTTCTCATTGGTAGGATAACCACTATCATCGGTGACCATGGGTTAGCATCAGGAGCTGGCTTCACACAGACTTCTGAAACAGTGCTAACGTTATTTATGGCATGGTTGCGCCAGTGTACCGGACAAGGAATCGGGGACGATTTCACATGGAACATTGATATGACAGCTCAAGAAGTTGTTGATTACCTTGCTTCATTTGGATTGCCTGCTAATGAGGACAAGCAAGACATCGGTACTGAAAGTATATCGTTCCTGCAGCGATTGAATCGACAGGGTTTCTTTAGTAGAGAAGACCCGACATGCCTAGGCGGATACTATCCGACGATTCGAGCACTGAACTCGTCATTGAATCCCGAGAAATTTCACAAACCCAAAGATTGGAATTCAGATATGTTCTGCATTCGTCAATACATGATACTGGAAAACTGTGTTGATGATCCGTGTTTCGTCGAGTTCCTCAAATTCGTGGTAAATGGGCAAAAGGACCTCATTCCTTTCGCCAAGAAAAGTGCTAAAGAGTTGAGACGCATTCAACGAAAAGCACGTCTGATACCGGGACTTTATCCCAGCTATAACCAGGAAAAGCGGGATAAGCCGTTAGATTCTTTTGTAAGTATTCAGCTTGCAAAGACTCTGTAAGACGGGAGGAGGAAAGGCATATGCCTT